CCTGTTCTGCGGCAGTCTTGGCATCCAACAATGCTTTCATTGCCGGATATACTTTGTTGAGCTCTTCTGTAATCTTTTCAGCGTCTTCGCCTTTGGTAGCTTCTTCAACTGCTTTGATCACTGTCTCAATTTCTGTCTTCTGTTCCTCAGTAATTTTATCACCGTGGTCAGCTAGATCCTTACGAACTTCGTGTAGCTGTGCTTCTGCTGAATTGCGTGTGTCGATTAAGGCGCGAGCCTTCTTATCGCTTTCTGCATTGATTTCAGCTTCTTGAATCATACGTTCAATTTCTGCTTTGCTTAGACCGCTATCTGATTTGATAGTGATCTTGTTTTCTTTGCCTGTGGTTTTATCCTTGGCAGCAATGTGCATGATACCGTTGGCATCAATGTCGAAAGTAACTTCAATCTGTGGCTGGCCACGGCGTTGTGGTTGAATACCGTCTAGTTTGAATTCACCTAACAACTTGTTGTGTTGTACAAGTTCACGCTCACCTTGGAACACCTTAATGTCAACTGCTGGCTGATTGTCATCTGCTGTTGAGAATGTCTGCTGTCCCTTAGTAGGAATAGTTGTGTTCTTCTGGATGATCTTGCTCATCACTCCGCCTAGTGTTTCAATGCCCAATGACAATGGAGTCACATCTAGCAACAACACATCAGTACGGTCGCCGCCTAACACTGCACCTTGAATAGCTGCGCCTGCGGCAACTGCTTCGTCTGGGTTGACATCTTTGCGTGGTGCTTTGCCAAACAATTTCTCAACTGCTTCTTGCACCTTAGGCATACGAGTCATGCCTCCGACTAGAATAACTTCGTCGATGTCTGCGGCAGTAACGCCTGCATCTTTCATGGCTGTACGGCAAGGTTCGATACTGCGTTGAATTAGTTCGTCAACTAGGCTTTCTAGTTTGCTACGACTAATAGTCACATTCATGTGCTTAGGGCCGCTGGCATCTGCTGTGATGTAAGGCAAGTTGACACTGGTCTGTGCAGAACTAGACAATTCAATCTTGGCTTTTTCAGCAGCTTCTTTCAGACGCTGGAGTGCCAAAACATCTTGTTTTAAGTCAACAGCATTTTCTTTCTTGAACTCGTCGACTAAGAAATCCATAATGCGTTGGTCAAAGTCTTCACCTCCAAGGAATGTGTCTCCGTTGGTGCTTAGTACTTCGATCTGCTTATCGCCTTCGACATTCGCGATTTCAATAATCGATACATCGAAAGTACCGCCACCGAGGTCGTAAACAGCAATTTTGCGATCTTTACTGTCAGCTTTGTCAACACCATAAGCAAGAGCTGCCGCAGTAGGTTCATTAATAATACGAAGTACTTCCAAGCCGGCAATTTGGCCAGCGTCCTTAGTTGCCTGTCTTTGGCTGTCGTTAAAGTACGCAGGAACTGTGATAACTGCTTGGGTAACTTCATGTCCTAGATAGTCCTCTGCGGTCTTCTTCATCTTGCGAAGAACTTCCGCTGAAATTTGTGGTGGTGCTAATTCTTTACCTGTAGCACGAACCCATGCATCGCCGTTCTTGGCTTCCATGATTTCGTAAGGCATTAGATCGATGTCTTTCTGAACTGCTTTTTCAGTGAACTTGCGACCAATTAGTCGCTTGGCAGCATAAATTGTATTCTTGGGATTAGTAACTGACTGACGCTTTGCACTTGCACCTACAAGAATTTCGTCGTTGGCATAGGCAACAATACTAGGTGTAGTTCTAGCACCTTCTGAATTTTCAATAACTTTGGGGTTTCCGTTTTCGACGATTGCCACACATGAGTTGGTGGTGCCGAGGTCAATACCGATGATCTTTGACATGATGTCATCTCCTTATAAAGTAAGATCTAATTTGTGAGCACTATGCTCTATGAACTGCCCTATTGGTACAGTTTACGATTTTATTTATATCAAATATTTTCTGTTTTAAAGATATTTGACCAAATTTTTAATTTTTCACGCTTGGCTGCGGCAGCTTGTTCAATATTAGCCCAGCTAACTACATCTAGTTCTTGCAGGATTTCAATCATGGCATACAGGTCGCCTAGCTCTTCTTCCAAGTGTTCCCTGTTAGTTTTGGGTTTGCCTGGCTTGAGATTATCAAGTCCAAATCTGCTGATCTTGCTTACCGCTTGTATAACTTCTGCACACTCTTCTTGTAGAATGTCCATTACTTCTTTAGTTTGACTATCCATATATTACCTTTGATTTGCAAACGGCACAATTAATCCGCCGTCATACTTAGTGGTAGTGCGGAGTGCCCTCAGTACATTTTGAACACCTACCGCTTGATTCCACGCATCTTCTAGAGCATGATGTTTTAGCACAGGAGGGCGGTTGGGATTAATACCGATGTCAAACAATGTTCGAGTGCATCGTGATTCCCAGAACTGCCATGGAATGGCTTTTCCAGTTTTACGATAATAGTACTCACAAATAGGAACATCAAATCCTGCACCGTGACTCCAAACACGCTTGGCACCCCAACAGAACTTGTAAAGTTGTGCCATGGCATCTGTGATTGAAATACGATTAGCAGGATCAAAGGCTTCGTCTTGTGCAGCCTTTTCTTGCTGAGCCCACCAGTCTAGTGTACTTTGGCTAACGGTGCCGCCGAGTGCATCGCAACTGTCGACATCTACACGAACATAAAACTTTTCAGCTTTCTTTTCGTTTATGTCGTCGCCAAAAGGATCAAACTTAACTGCTCCGATGGTTAAAATGGTTGCTGTGGGGAGAACATCTAGTGTTTCCAAGTCTATCATAATATCTGTTTGCATACAGTTATTATACTACCTTTCTGACCAATAGTCAATAGATTAAAACATTTTTTTAGGTAATTCGTTTTCACGAAGTTTTTTGTTCCAACGGGCCTTGGCAGCACCTTTTAGGCGTTTGCGTTTGGTTGTTGGTTTTTCATAGAACTCTTTTTGTCTAAGTTCGTCTAGAACACCACTGTCTTCAACCTTCTTCTTGAAGCGGCGAAGAGCTTGGCTGATGTTTTCGTTTTCTTTGAGTACTACTACTCTACCAAATGGTTTTTTATTATTCATATCTAATTATTAGGTTATTGATAAGACTTACACAGTCGTTAACATTATATATAGCATTATTGTTCACATTCCGTAAAGTTTTTAGTAGGCCAAAATACTGCGAATTTGACTGAGCTGCCATATAACCTGTAATCATGTGGTCTTCGCTGTCTGCATTAAAGATAATACTGTGACTCTTGTGTTTTTTATCTAGCAGCCAATCTACTGAATCACCGGTTCTCCAAATATAAGCAACAATATTAGGTATAGCTGTAAATTCGTTTAGAGCATCAGAAATCACCTGTGTGTGCTCTGGAGTGAGGTCCACTAGTAAAAGTCTGATTGCATCGATTGGGGTATCGTCGGGTGCTGTGACCAGCAGGACTTTGTCACTCATTATTCGCCTTTTGCTTTCTTTACACGCTGCCAAATAGTGCTTTCATTTTGTTCAGCGTTTTGTGTGTAACCTTCAATGGTTTTCTTAACTTGCTGTCCGTCTACATTTTCCATGTAACCTATGCCAGCAGCTTTTGTTCTTTGCTCTTCGGCCCACTTGGCTGCTTCTTCTGCGGCTTCGTCTATAAAATCTGCTTTCGGTGATAGGTAGTTTTCCCAAGGAAGTTTATTGATTAATCCACGCTCGAGTAAACGGCGTTGTAGCTTTAAACTGCTGTCCGGATGATCATGTTTCCATGCTGCCATTATAGTTTTTTCACCGACTTCGGCAGAGGCCATTATTTCGTGATCTTCTTTCTCTTCTTCTTTCTCTTCTTCTATTATTTCTTGAACAGGAGGGTCGCAGTCAGGATTGGCACAAACAAGACCGATGCTAGGAACTTCAGTCAACGATGTTCCACATTTTACACAAGGGATAGGTTCCGGCTCGTACTCTGCAAGGAATTTAAAATCATCTTCCACAGGTTGTTCTGTGACAGTGAGTGGCTGGTTGTCTACGACAGGTTCAGGCTCTGGTGGGCTGTCACCCTCCGCAGGTTGTTCTTCTCGAGCTTGGCGAAACCATTGAAAACTGTATTGGCTTGCCAACAACAGAATAACGGCTAGCGGATCAAATACCGAAACAATAATAATGATTACCCAGGTAACTGCTTTCTCTAGAATATTAGCGTCTGGATTATCACCGTAGATAAAATTAGCAATATATTTTATAGGTCCGACTTCAGCTTCAACTTTGCGAACTTCTGCGGCAATAGGGGCACGGGCTTCGTTGAGGCTGGCAATTGTTTTCTGTTCGGCTGCAATCTCTGCCTGTAAGCGGCCACGCTCTTTGGCTTGACTTCTGCGGATCTGTACCGCTTTGTCAGCACCTTTTTCATCACTACTGCGTCCCATGATTTGGTCCACAGCTTCGTCCATTTGTTTCAGTGCCTTGCGGTTAGCATCTATATTGTCTTTGGCTGTTTTAATCTTTTCATCGTAGACGCTGATCTTGGCCATTACATCGCCGGACACTAGACCAGCATCGCTATGTGCCTTTGACAAGAAGCCGAAGATACCCATACTGGTGATCAGCATCAATACGGCAATGGCCACTAACAGGTATGTTCTAATAAAAACTGGAGCTCGTGTCCAATTTAATTTCAACCATACAGTGGCAATCAGTTTGCTAATCTCTAGAGCCACACCCATGACAATGATGGGGATCACTGCGGCAGCAAAAATACTGACCAGTCCTGCCACACTGTACCAAATGGCAACAGCGGATATAGTCAATCCGCTGAGTAATGCTAGCCAGGCTATGATTTTGTCGCTTAAATTTATTTTCATTGAGCTAATATTTATTCCCTTACCCAATGCCATTTAGTATTCGGATTACTAAAACAGGCTGTGCGATGCATGGTACGCTCAGTGTTATAGGCAATGGCCTGAATATAGATTCTACGACAGTAACCGCTACCGTTAGGCCAAGTCATAACAGGCACACTATAGCCGCTGGCATTGCTTTGATGCCATTCAACCTTCTGGCCATTTTCAGCATACATCACCGCATGAGTAATACTTTGGTAATACGCTGATTTCTGTTCGTCGTCAAGAGTCTTAAACCAACCAAAGGCAATGTTTAATAACTCACTTACCGCTGGACCGCTTCGATAGTCGAAGAACCTAGGGTTATTGATATCTGTGGCTAACACCGGAGTGCTAGTTAACAGTATTAATAACTTCCCAAGTACCGTCCAATTTTTGGCAACTGATACCGCGCCTCTGAACATGCTTGTCTCCTAATTTCATCCAATAGCTAAACGAACCACAGTTAGAAGCCATTCCTAACTTGACCGCTGGCATACGCCTGATTTGATCATCAGTACACTCTAACAGAGTCGCACTGTCAACTGTCTCACCGTTCTTGACCAGAATGTTCTGACTGGTATGACAGTATTGTGGTTTGTTGGCTGCAACCTTTGGAGAAGAACTACAGCCAACCAACGATAAGGCAAGGATTGCTAGACCGATTGCTTTCATCACTGTGCCTTGGCTTGTTTAGCTTCGGCAATCAAAGTGTCAAACACTTCCTTAGGCATTTCAAGACGCACAAAGGTATAGTGACGACCCTGCATAGTGAACTGTGCAGTTTCAGTCTTCATGTGTTCGCGAATAGTTGTATTTTTAACAACATAGGAGATTGAAGTCTTGGTAGACTTTTTGTCGTTGACAAAGTCAATCTTGGTTTCGCTGTTGACTTCTGAGTTGATGCGTTTTGCAAAGTTGTTCATTGCAATAGCGTACATCTGTTCTTCAGCTGCCTGTGCGTGAATTGACTCACCACCACCGCAGGCATAAGCGAACTCTTTCTTCCACCAGAAGTAACCTTTTACACCAGCTTGTTGGCATTCTTGATACCAATCTGGCTGTGCATAGTTCTTGCGGTCGTCGATGGTCTTCATACCTGAACAGGCAGTAAAGAGAGATACGATAGGGATTAAAAGTAGTGCCTTTTTCATTTTGCCAACTCCTGTGACTGTGTTTTAACTGTGTCAATGCCTTTATCAAAGATACGAGCAATGCCGGAGAAACCAACAGTTGCCAGTATCAGCCCAAAAACTGTGCCTAATACAAATGCCTTCATCGTTTGCCTTTCTGTGTGTGTTAACGATATAATAAGTATAGCACCGCGGCTGCTCAAAGTCAACCGGGTGCTTAGCCAATTTACTTGAAGAAGATTAATGCCATCATTGCCGATTGGATAATGAAGCCAACCCCAATGGTTACTACATTGAGCATGTCCTTTTGAACTGCTGCCTTGATAAACAATAGAGTTAGTCCGCTCCAGCATAGGAGCACAAGATCCACTGCGGGCATCTTGTCAGTCAATCCATTCATTACAGCAAATAGACTAGGAATGGTTGCGGCATGTAATACAATAACGGCTAGCCATCCAAATGTTTCTGCTGAGATATGACTAACTTTGGCTACTGCCCAATTTTTGAACTCTTCAAGAGTTTCAAAATGCGGTACAGGATTGAATTTCTTAAAGTCTATCATTTTAGTTCTTTCCTTTGTAAAAGATGTGATTGCCGATTGATCCAATTTTTTCTAAATTCCAACGAGGGTTAACATAATTGGCATGATAGTACAATGCCTCTTTCATAACATCAAGTCGAAATCCTTCTAGCAAAACCTTTTTAGCCACAGCCATACTTTCATTGTATGCACCCTGGTTAACTGGTCTAGCCCTATGAGCAGTGTCACAATACCACGAGAACTGGCAAATGACCTTGTCCATAATCACTGACTTTTGATAGATCACTCCACAGACATCTTTTGGAAACGAGGGATGAGACGCCCTGTTCATAGTGACCTGTGCTACTGCTACTTTACCTTCAAAGGATTCGTGTCCTGCTTCGCGATAGATATTCATCGCGAGACACTCGAGTTGTCGTTCTCGAGTCTTAATCGAAACGATATCCGGTGAGCCCAACATCTGAGCTTCTCTCAGTTTGGTCATTTTGGTAACAGTGATATTCTGCACCAGCATGATTACTGCAACTAGACCTGCGACAAAAACTGTCAGTCTAAAGAATTTTTCCATATTTTATCTCCTATAATTTGGTGTTGCATTACTACAACATTTCATTAGGGAGTAACTTCACGAGGCTCTGAAAGAACCCTACTTTCGTGTAGTCGTCTCCATTAGCCACCACAGCTCATAACTTGTGGTACCTTTGGCGACCCTTGGCATCCCGAAAATACGGGTTTCTCATTGGCCAAGACCCGCGGGCTAAACTTCCATGCTTTTGACATTTTCATCTAACCAACTATCTTAGTTTCTTTGCGAAACGTGTAATATATACCCCATAAAACCAAAATCACCTGAGAAACTGGTGATTATCGATTCATTTTAACACATACCCGTGATTTTTAGCAACATCACAACACATTTCTACAAACTCAGAAACACCTAAATCAAGGCGATGTTTATTAACTTGTTGACTCACGGTCTGGCAGTTCTTTAACGAATACCCGTGCTTGTTATTAATTCGGTCAATGGACACCTTGTTAGGATCGTGTTGTTTCATAACTAATGTTCTACCAGATAAGGCACATTTAGTATTAGAATTAATAAGTTCAGTCAGCTGAGATTTGCTAAGGTTAAATGCATACCCCCGAGCATTTGCTCCTTTCTTAAGACTGGTAAATGTGTAATTGATAAAATAAGCAGGATCAGAATTTATTTTTTTCTTTCGACTTTCACGAGTTCTACGCTGTTGGTCGTTATACAGTTCTTTATTTTCTGTTCGCCATTTACGCTGATACGCTAAACGTTCTTGAGTTAGTGCCACGATTATCTCCTCATTTTAGAAATGTCAATTGCTTCTTCGTCTGAAAACACAGGTACCGCATTACTCTTGTGCATTGTGGCAATGCCTTTGACTTTGGTTCCGGTATAAACTGGATTAGGTTTCAACAGAGCATTACCGCCAGTGTCAACACTTTTGAGATGAGAAGTAGTGTTACGGCCTTCTGGAATGGTTAGACTGTAATTACCTTTGAGAGGTTCTGCAGACAATGCTCGCTTACGCTTTTTGTCCTCAGTTTCTACTGCCCACTTCTTCTGTAGTTCTTTCCAAGATTCGTCCAATTCTCTAGCCTTTCTTGCGTGTTCAGCTGATGCAAACTTTTGCCTGCCTTTGCGCTTGCCTGTGGTACTAAGCCACGGACCTTCTAAGTGCATTGTCAAAAGAAACCTCCAAACTTGTTAAACTATAGAACTAGTATAACAGAATGTTTGGAGGTTGTCAAGTTCAAATTAACTGTTTAGAACTTTGGCTACCGAATTCATAACACTAGCTATTCGTCCAATATCACGAAGTTGTTCCACAGTGTAGCCTTCTGTCTTCAATGTCTCATAGTGTGCTTTTACACAGAAGTGACACTTGCCCACAATGCTTGCGGCCAAACTAAATGCTTCAAAGTTTGACTTGGTAGTTCCGCCATGACTTGCAATAGCATTCATGCGCAACTGTGCTGGCAATCCTTTCAATGCTGGATCATCTGCCATTTCAACAAAGGGGTACCAAGTATTGTTTTGGCTCATAATTGAAGCGGCACACATAGCTGACTCTGCGTGTACTGGAGCATCTGCTAACAAGATGCTCAGAACCTTACCGTTACCAGTTGAGGCGAGTGCGGCTATAGCACAACCCATAGCCACATCAGCATCCAATGTGCTACGCAACAGGACAGCATCAAGATTTAACTTGGTGTCCTTGGCGTAGTCTGGCAACGCTTCTTTGATAGCGTCGATGAATGCCATTATAGTGTCTCGCCGCCTACTGTACGGTTACAAGCACATAGTTCGCCAGTTTGTAGAGCATCCAATACACGAAGTGTTTCTTCTGGGCTACGACCAACGTTCAAGTTGTTTACCGTAACGTGTTGGATAACGTTCTCTGGATCAACGATGAATGTGGCGCGAAGTGCGGCACCGGCTGGAGCATAGAATACTCCCAACTGTTCAATCAATGATAACTCGCCACGTTGTGTATCAGCAAATTGGTTGTGAGTAATCTTCTTTAGATCAGCGTGGGCTGTTTGCCAACTAACTTTACAAAACTCATTGTCTGTTGAACCTGTGAGCAATACTGCATCACGGTCAGCAAAATCGCCTGCTAGTTTGTCGTAGGCTACAATCTCTGTGGGACAAACGAATGTGAAATCTTTTGGATAGTAAACAATTACTTTCCACTTGCCTTCAAATGACTTTTCTGTAATGTCAAAGAATGCATCTTCTGGTTGTCCTGGACGAACACCTGTAACTGTGAATGGGGCTAATTTATCACCGACTGTTTTCATTTAAATCTCCTTGTGTGTGAAATGAAATAAGAACTGTGTGTTCTTGTTATTATATTGTATGTTTATTTACGCTATAGATCAATGGTTTTCCATAGGTTTTAGCTAAAATATTTTAATGGCGCCAATAGCTAAAATCAATGACAAAAAAGGGCTCCGAAGAGCCCTTTTACAAACAACGGTTGATTAGAAACCGCGTGTGTAGTTTACCGCTACTGTATTTTGATTAGTGTCACCACGCATACGATCGTATCGAACACCGATAGTATCTTGCTTAGTTACTGCATAGCTCAAACCTGCTCTCCATGTCTTTGTTTCGTCAGCATTAGCTGTGTCATAGGCTGCACGATATCTCCAACCGACACGAGCTGTTAGACCAGAACCACCAAACGGTACTGTAACACCCGGCTCAACTGAGTAGTAGGTGTAGTTAGTAGTTGTAGTGAACTTTTGACCAGAAGCAACTCTTGTGTAAACGGCAAATGGCAAGCTAGGAGCCAAAGAAGCTGTACCGGTTAGGCCTGCTTCTAAGCGGGTGCTGCTGATTCCGCCAGTGCTATCGTTGCTACGAGTTTGGATTCCTGCATCAGCATCGACACCTTTACTAACATTTCCTTTGACAGACATGTTGTAACCTTGTTGATTTGCAGAACCGTCAACACCATTGGCATTGTTATATTCTGCGGTAACTGAAGCGGCTGACGCACCGAATGCGGCCACCATCAAGATAGTTGCTAGAGCAAATTTTTTCATATTTTAATTTCCTTTGTTAAATGATGTATACCATCATGTGATAGTATATAGCGTTTTCACTAGGGAGGTCAAATATAATGGCGCCAAAAGACGCCATTTTGGAATTATACTACAACCGGAGTGTATTCGATGCCAGTGGTTGCCAATCCTACCAAGCCAATGGTAGTTTCGAATGTTGCCAACTCACTGGCAGTGACCAAAACATCTGCTTGACTATAGTTGTTAGCAGTCATCCAGTTTGTCAAGGCTGTTACCTCTGCAAGTGTAGCCGTGGTGCCCATGACATTTTTGTAAACATGTTTGATAAATGTTTCATTGCTAACGCCACCTGCATCAGTTTTGTAAACATCGGTGGCTAACAATGCTGTAGCTAGTTCTTTATTGGTCCAACCTGCATCAGCTAGATGGATACCGATACCTTTGTATGCGTTGGTAACATCGGCTGTACCCAATGCGGCAGATAACAATGCATAGACATCACCTGCACGACCTGTGGCATCATAGGCAATGGCCTTGTCTGTAAACACAACACGCTCGTGATCAGCAAGATTGAATTCCATGTTGCTAATCAAACTGCTTGCCAAAGTTACTTTGCTGGCAGTTTTGGTTGTAGTGAACTCTGTGCTAGCACCACCCATTGTGTAAGTGTCAATGCCTGCGGTACCGGTAACATCTACAGTGATATCAACGGTGCCGTCACCCGTACGACCTGTGCCTACTACACCAAAGGTAGCAATCTTACCAGCAGTACCAACTGTGGCCACTGTAACGATCAAGTTGTTAGCCACTGTGCCACCTAGTGCCGTACCAGCAAGAGTGATTGTGTCGCCTGCTAGATAACCAGTACCTGCACTGGCTGCTAGACTGTCGAGGACAACAGAGTATGTTCCGTTGGTCTTTGTTACATCGAATGTAGCACCATCGCCTGTGCCGCCTGTTAGACCTGTGACATTTTGGTAAGTGTTGTTCACTGCCTTGTCTTTGATCGTAATTGTAGTTGTCATAATTTCTCCTTTTTGATATATGATCCTACAATTATACACAGGCTGTCAAACAAAACTTGTGCGTGTACGCACAACTTCGACACGATAATTAGTTGACTTTGCCAAAAAGAAACCCGCCGAAGCGGGTTCTACTATCAATTTACTCAAAACTTACCCAGATGCAAATAGCCTGTTGAATCTATTTTTTGACTCTTGTTCTTTAACATCAATAATTTCCAGCTCTTCTTTATGTAGGGCCAAAAATCCTGCCATAGTTGTTGTTTCTGTTTCTGCGTTTAAAGAGGAAATCCATTCTTTCATAAACTGTTTAGGAAGACAAAAATAAAAACGTTTTCTTATTTGCTTTTGTTGTTTGTACCAAGGCTGAGCAGAAACATACTTTATGTAACTAAACACAAACTCGTATGGAAGAGAAATACCGTCTTCGTTCTCAGTTGCGTCATTCCAATACACTTTAAATTCGTCTGTCAGATTAGCAGCTATATCTTTTAAAGGAACAGTCCTACAGCATCCAGGACTACTATTTCTAGTAATGTCATATTCACAGTACCCAAAGTAGTCAGTACTTCCGCTAGAGGGATTAGATGTAAAGTAAAAACTAGGTTGTGGATTTGGATTTAGTTCGTATACAAAACTACATTTTCTCAGTGCTACATTCCTAAAATAAAATCGTGTTACCTTACGCTGCTGAATTGGTTTATAATTCTTGTCATCTGCAAAAATTGATAAATCTTTAACAACTTTTTTAACTTCGTTTATATAATCTGCAATTTGTTCTAATTTAGATTGTACTTTAATAGGATCTTTACTGCTAAGAATTTTTAGGTGGAATTTTTTATCGTGCGTTAAATCTGTAGCTAATGATGATGCGGTCACCGGATTACTAAAAATCCTAACCAATCTATCTTTAAATTCTTTTTGGGATTCCCCGGGCGAACTAATTAGAAAACTTTCCGCAGGTACTGATCCTAGGTATGTCTTTTTAAAAATTTGTTGGAATGGAATGTCGGGCGATAACATTTGCAATACATTGTCTACTGGCTCTGCTACTCCATTATGGAGAGTATTGTAGTTTGTAGTGTCGCCACCAATTTGCATACTAAGTACAATCAAACCCTGTGCTACATTATCAAACTTAGATGGATCTACGTCAAATACTGCCACAATTTTAAAATGCTTCTTCAAGAAGTTTTTAAATTGTAAATAAAATTTAGAATCGTTTGTAACTAGACTTTTTGGAATAATATAATGGATTCCACCAGTATAATTATTGGTAATCATAATATCTGCAGTCTTTATAATAAAGAATACAGCTTCTTCTCTAATACCAGTAACTCCGTATTTGTGTGCTAGGCCTTTTACATATTTTTTATGTGTAGTCAAACTATATGCTGGGCTTCTAAAAGGAACGTTACCAATAAAAGATACACTTTTATTTTCAAAAACTAATTCTTTATCAATGTCATAAAAATTAGAATGATACAGATCTAGGTTAGGGAATCTTTCAACTCCTTTGTCGTACCATTCTGTGTCAAGCTCAATTCCTACAACTTTCTTTTCTGGATACAGTTCAACCATAGGTTCGATAAATCCGCAACCTCCAAAACTAGGTTCAATTATAATATCAGAATCAACTTTTATATTGTCAAGGATTTCTTTAACAAGATCTACAGGTGTAAAAAATTGTCCTAACTGATATTTCTTTGATTGTATGTTTTTTTCTTCTAACATTTTATATTTAGTACACCAAATTTTTGTAATTTATAACGTCTTCGAGGTTCATTCTGTTTCTCCCAAGTCTGCTGAATCTAGTTGCTCTTGTCGAAATGCCTCTGCGGCCTCTAGTGTATCGAACGGATCACTTTGATAGGCACATGATCCAAAAGGACCGTTGAAGTAAACGTAGAATTTACCTTCGTCTTCTCTAATTTTAAGTTCGTCCATATGTATTCTACTTTGTCGATATGTTATTATAGCAGGATCTTCTAAGCCTGTCAACTAATCGCAAGCTAAAAATAAAAGGCACTGAGATGCCTTGCTCGAATTGAATCGTCTAAAAGCTATTGACAGACGCATCCATCGCCCTTACGGGTCCTTGCTAGCCAAACAGTCATAGAGCAACTATGTTGCTGAATATATTTATTGTGCGAACAAAAAGAAACCCGCCGAAGCGGGTTCTGCTATTTTGGATGACAAGGTATAACTACCTCGGACCTGCTGTTTCTTAGGCAGCTAGAGCAAATTTGCCTGCGCCAGTAACAGAGTTACCAGTGAAGCTCATTGCGCTGAAGTCGAATGTATCTGCGTTTGCATTTACGAGTTTTGCTTGATTTACGGTCATCGCCTACCGTGTTGCCGTCTCTATTATCTCACCCTGTCGAAACCATGGCAGGCCCATCATAAAAAAACTATCAATAATACAAATATTACTAATCCTAAAACTGACGGTAATATCATACAATTTCCTTATGGTGGACCTGGCGGGAGTCGAACCCGCGTCCAGAATGCCTTCACTTTGAAGGGATTACAACAATTCTTTTAGGCAGGCTGGATGTTGCTGGCCTGTGCGCCTTTCATACCCTGAGTTACTTCAAAACTTACAGTCTGTCCTTCTTGCAAGCTCTTGAAGCCACTCGAATTAATCTGTGAGAAATGTGCAAATAAATCTGCGCCACCGTCGTCGGGAGTAATGAAACCAAAACCTTTGGCATCGTTAAACCACTTTACTTTTCCTGTTACCATTATGTTACTTTTTCCTGTTATGTTAAGTTTTTCTGTGTGTGTAAATTTTTAAAGTCTTACTAGGACTTCTTGATACTGCCCATTGACTACCATAATTTGTTTACGGTAGGCAAAGCCATTGATATAAACTATATCACTTGGCTGTTGAACAATAACTGGTTGCTGAACAATCACTGGTTCTGGGCGGGTGGCAGCATATACAACTGCTCCTCCGATCAGTGCCGGGATTATCCAATTATTAGATCTAGCATGATGGTGATGGTGATGTTGCGGGCCTTGCCAGCCGTGTCCACGAATCATACTATTGCTAGTATGTTGTGCGCTAGCACCAAATGCTGTTGCAGCGATAGCCAAACCAATCAAGACCTTTTTCATAACCTTCTCCTTAGAGCCTGTATATATTTAACGCCTTAGCCTCGAGATTCGTTGACTAGAATTGATTATTAAACCATCCAATCTTACGACCTTCTGCAATACGCTTATCGTGTTCCTCTACCGAACCTGGAAAGCGCCAAGCCCAAATTGCCACTAGGCACATAAAGGCTGCTGTGTACATTATACCACGAACGGGCACTGCTGTCAACCACATGATAACCAAACTGCTAGTCATCATGGTCAGCATGAAGTATTTCATCTTGTTTGGAAATACTCGCTTTTCGTTCCAATTGGTTAGGAATGGTCCAAATATCTTGTGGTTGTATAACCAGGCATGCATTTTGGGACTGCCTTTGGCAAAGCAGTATGCGGCAAAGACCACAAAACAACTATAGGGTATGCCGGGCGTGATTAACCCAATGTAGGCCATTCCTAAACTAAGGAATCCTAATATTTTCCAAAAAAACTTTTTCATATATATATTATTAACCTGCGAAGACAGTGCCCGAACCACCAGTAATTGAACCAGCATCTGCAGAATCACCTATTCTTGCAATAGGTTTGCCGTTAACAAAAACAGTTCCAGAGCCTGCATTTATTGCTGCAACATGACTAACACTACAACCTCTACCTGATATTCTATGAGAAACGGTAGGGTCGCCGGCTCGTTCTATAGCAATGCCATCAGCAAATACATCACCAGACGGGCCTGTGAGGGTAGTTGCACCATCGCATCCGTGTCCTGTTGAAATTGGATCACCTAATCTAGCTACTCCTGGCATAGTATTTCCTTTGATAATATTTATCTTAGAGCAATGCCTGTAGTGCTCTGAATAAACTGATCTGCAAATGCTTTATCTGTGGCTTCAATCATTACAACTGTGCCTTTGTTTAATCTTACTTCTTTGTCCGGGCTCACAGTAAACAAGTAAGGCATTAGTCCTGGCCCTTTTGGTCCCATACCTATGACCTGTGGATGACTCAATTTATAATGCATTGGACCGTCGTCTACTAACTTGGCAACAAGTTCTTCGCCGCTGGTAAGTTTAAGAGTAACAACTTCACCGATGGTAACACCTTTATCAATTAACATTTTATTTTCCTAATTAGTATCCGGTTCCGTTGAAACCGGTTTCGTCTATGTATTTTCTTAATTCTATAAATCCGCCTATGACATTACCATTGATAATGATTTGTGGTACAGAACGAGCTGTAGGAACTGCTTCTAACAATTCTTCTTTAGTGTATCCATCTCCGATTTTCTTTTCTATAAATCGTATTTGACGCTGTCCCAATAAAGCCTTAGCTTGATCACAATAGGGGCAGTGATATTTGCTCCAAACTACTACTTCCATTTTATTTCCTTTGTATTATATGTCTGTTGAAAAATGTCTAGCTTGACGGCACCGTAGTCTCCATCGCCGTGTCGAACAATGACATCATTACCTTTGGTATATTCTAGATTGCCCCAACTGGTTTGCAGAACTCCGTCGTGGTCGGCTAGTTTAGCATACTTAACGATCTTCTTTGGGGTAGCAGTATGCTCGTCGTCAATATCATACTTGTCTTCAAATGACTCGGGACTAACTGGATACTTCTCACCCTTGGGGCCTGTGATAATTTTGTGTCCAGCTTCGTATCTTACTGGTCCTTCTAGTGTATCAATAGTTCCACTATTAGTTGCGGTATCGTAGTGAATAGGTTTAGCCAGTTTGAAAGTGTTGAAGCCACCGTCTTTAAACCAGCTGTCGTCGATTTTACCTTCAATTAGGTTGATGTATTCTCTTAGTGTTTTCATAATTAACTTGAATAGATTACAGCACCGTTTTTGTCAACGACTCTAACTAACAAAGCACCTTTAGACTTACGGGCCAAGGCTGCTGCAATTGCGCCTTGTTCATTGCCAAAGGTGCCTATTGTGGTCCAAGACTCATAGGGGCTTTTAGTTTTGAATTGTGCTTTATACATAATTTATTATAGCGCAGGCAGAGCATCGTAGTCA